ACAATATCACCTAGATGAATAAGTGTTTTTATATTATGTTCCTTTAAATAAGGAAAAAATATATCATTGTAAAATTTGTGAAAATAATCATCAAAAATAAGACTGTCATTACGAGCACCGAAGTGGGTGTCCGATAAAATCGCTATCTTCATGTATTCAATACCTACCTAATTGTATAAATCAAATTGTGTTACTTTTCTTCGCCTCTTTGATTCTTTCTCAAAAAATCTAACATCTGGCTTTGATATACTGTATCATCACCTTCTAGTTGGTCCATCATTTGTTCAGCACCAAAATTTGCAATCATATTTTGTTTGACTTGTTGTTGTTTTTTCTCTTTTTGAATTCTACGAATAAATGCATAGTATATAATCTGTGTAAAATATGCAAATGGATTCTTACTTTTTTCGGGGTCAAAGTTGTCCATATATTGTAAACAATTTTCTATACCATCAGATATCATATCATCTCTATAAGTATATTTGATGAAATTAGGTCGATATGATAAGTGATTAGCAATCTTTAGATAACATTCACCGATATAATTAGTAACTTGAGGTCGTTTCTTACCTTCTTGTTCTGCCTTTATTCTTAACTCACGATATTCAGTCATTGCTACCAAAAACTTCTTATTATCTACATAATGAGGTTTTTGTTTTGGTTTTAGCTTTTCTTCTTCTGCCATATTATAGTCCTTTTCTGTCATTACGTTTCATAAGATTCTTCAAACTTTTGACTAAATTATTCTTTTTATTTGATTTACGATTCTTCAGCTGATGAAGTTTCTCTTTAATATGTTTTAATTGAGTCTGCTTTTTGATGTTTCTTTTAGTTGTTTTCTTCATATTGTTTCAGTTATTATACTATATATCCCCTAAATTGTCAAGCGGTTGCTAAAAATAAATTATTTGGAATAAACGCTTGACAAACTCTAAAAAGTAGTGTATAATCGCATATGTAGATGCGGTGAGAGAAAAGATTGGCTCTAGGACCTAGAGCTCTTTTTAATGAAGTTTCTTGGAATCAATCTTATATCCACCAATCACATCATACGGTTCATCATCTCTCATATATTCCATATTATCCATTTCCTCAGCAATATCTAATATTTTATCAATATCAGCTGGAGTTAAAGCTGGACTGATTCTTGGAGTATCGTTTTGAAGTTTAGATAACACAACTTCATAAAAGTGTGCTAATTCGACAGTTGCTAAAGATATAACAACTACTTTGTCTTTTGTGATAACGAATTCTTTATCACTAGTAAATGGAATCCATTGTGATAGTGTTGTATCTTCCTTTAGACCGAACTCCGTCATACGAGGAATTGTTGTCAGCTCTAACGGATTTTCAATTCTCATATGATTGTCATCAATAGAAATAGTTCCCATCAATAGACTTCCATCCATCAACTTAGCTATTCTGTAATCAGTCGGGTGGTCAGGTTCATTTATTGTATCCATACTACTATTTATTAGTCCTTTAACTCTATACTATGCATTTCATAATCAAATTCTTCTTCGGTGTAGATATTAATCCTCTCTTGAAAATGCTTCAAAGTGAAGTTTTCTCTTGATTTCCAAGTCAAATCATCTGCTATGTCATATAAAGCAGCGTTGATTTTATTATCTCCTAGTCTTAACCCTCTTCCAATACTTTGTAAATTTCTTATCCTACTTTTAGATGGACTTGCAAATACGATATTATGTAGATTTTTAATATTAATACCAGTAGAGAATGTGCCGTAACTTGCAACAATAATAGCATTACTTTCCTTTTCTACTATACCTCTTATTGACTCTCTTTCATCTGCTTCCACCCCACCAAAAATATAAAAAACTTTTCTATCTTCTTCTGCCTTTTCTTTTATAATCTCGTATAAATTTTTACCATGTTTCTCTACTAGTTGAAACAATACCAAAGTATTACCTTTTAATTTAATAGCTAAATTACGAATAAAATTTTGTCGTGATTTACTACTGACTAGATAATCAATTTCATCTTGATATTTTCCTTTCGCAACTATCTGACAATTCTGTGGAGTGTGTTTCAAAATCAAACAACGGACAGCAAGATTAGATAACTGTTTTTTATCCATAAGTTTTCTTGTTGATGTAATTTTATTAACAGCACCAAACAATCCTTCTAATACTAGTTTATGAGTCAAAGCACCATCTAATGTGCCTGTTAATCCGATACGATATTTACAATCAATCAACTTGGTCATTATTTCAGTTAATGATTTTGATTTAAAGAAGTGTGCTTCATCACCAAATACAACACCGAACTGGTCAAAATACTCTTTCGGTAATCTAAATAAACTTTGCCATGTTGATATCAAAACTTTCTTATCTGTTACATTAGAGTATCCACTATACAATCTATGACAATTGGTTTCTACATTCCATCCATATGATTTAAAATCAGTATACATTTGCTCAACTAATGATGTTGTTGGCACAATTAACAAACATCTATTATTTGGTTCATCTTTTAATAGATGAGTATAGTATCGAATAAGAGCATAAATGATAAATGATTTACCACTTGCAGTCGGACTTAACAATAATGTTCTATTAAACTTTAAACTATGGTGTATAGCGTCTACTTGATAATCTCTAGCCTTAAAAGATTGACCTAAACTGTTCGCAAACTTTTCAACAATCTCTTTATCTACTTTGTTATCTATTTCGACACCTTTGCCACAAACAATCTGATAACCTCGTTCTTCCGCAAATGCTTTGATATATGGAAATAATCCAAAATAGATTTCTTTATATTTTTGAGAGAATAATCGTATCTTACCATCCCACATTCTATTACGAAATTGTGGCATGAATTTATATCCAGGAACATAAAATGTAAAAAACTCTGATATTTCTCGTTGAATACTTGGGTCAGCATCAACTGTTAGATATACTTCATCCTTCTTCTCTAATATAAGAGTTTCCATAATGTTTTATTATATTGCTCCGCTAGTAAATTTCTTCCAATCAATAGCGTTTTTAATTATAAAATTTCGGGTGTTTATGCTTCGTAATACTTGTTCAAGATAACTAACAACTAGTTTCAAGTATGCCTCTTTATGATTTGCTTTCTGTAATTCTTCATCAGAATCTAAGTAAATATGAACATCTGCCTTTAGTATTTTGAGGTCAAATGGTTTTTCTTTATATACTGAAGCATCAGATTTACCTGTATAGTATTCCCATTTCTGTCTTTTAAGAACCCTATATTCGTACTCTGATTTCTTTAATAATAAAGAAAACTTATTATAATGTTGTAGGTATTTGTTATGAAGTAAGGGGATGTTTATTGATTCTGTATCTAGTTCGGTGTCATCTATTTTTAAATCTCTATCAGCCGACCTTTGCAATTCTTCTAGCGTCATAGTATATCCATTGTTTATAGTGTAGCTATTATATCATCTTTTGATGATTTTGTCAAGGATTATGTAGTGGAAATCTGTACTATATCATAGTTTAAATAAGAAAAGCTCGCAGCTGCTTTTAAATAATCTATATCACTTGCTTGTACATCATATGATAGTGAGCCGATAGATGTTGGGGAAAACATTTTGAAATCTTACTTCTGTTTTAGCAATATTTTTACTATTTAATATAGTTAATGTAGCGTCTGAATATATACCACCTTCAGAAAGTGGCGCTGGTATTTCTACTCCAGCAACAAGAGAACCTTTTGATGAACCAGGAAATCTATCTTCAGCAGTTGCCTGTAAATCTGCAAATTGTTGATGAGATTTTCCGAATCCTAAACCTGATATCCAATCATGCAGTTCTTTATAATTGTTCAAATTTTCATCTACAAGAAATGATATATCTAAACTTTGAAAGCTTATCTCATCTCCAGGAACTGGATAATCATAAAGAAGCGTTGGCACCGTTGCTTCAGTTATTGAAATACCAGGAAGATTTACCGATTGTATAAAAAATTCTACTTGTGGTAGTTTTGCGATTTTAAACCTGAACTGAACAGGACTTGCATAGTCCATCTTATCAGGTTGTCTAGTTTGTATATTTGTGTCAGTCATAATACTATTTATAAAGGTTCCAAACAAAAAAAAGGGCGGTATTTAAACCGCCCTTTTTTATTTCTTCAAAACATTATTTTTGTTCAACAAACTCATAAAGTTCTTCAGCCTTCGCCTTAATATCCTCTACGGAATAAGTTGCTGGTTGAAGTGATTTCCAGAATTCCATTGTAGCAGTTCCTTGCTCTTGAGCCAAGTTCCATGCTTCAAGTGCTAATTCTTGTTGCTTAGCAGCTTGATGTTCTAGAAATTCAGTTGACATTTCTAATAGTTTGAATCTTAATTCAAATGGATTTGCCATGATAAATCTCCTTATGCTTTAATAGCAGAAAGTGTATCATTAACTGAATCAAAATATTTTTGAGTAGTTTCTGCAAGTGATTTAACAAAAGAAGTTTCTGCTTCTAAAATAGCAATTGCTGGTTTAGCTACAGATTCTTGTGGGATTACCGAGTTAATCAATTCACGCTTTGCGTTTTGAACTGTATCGATTACTGTGTTTACATCTAAGTATGTGTTTAACATATTATTTCTCCTGTGTT